CGCGTTGTTACCCGTGCCGTTGTTTGCCGGTGGCGTTGGGGCAGGAGTGGGCGTCACCGCCGCGTTGTTACCCGTGCTAGCCTGATTGCCGCCTTGATTTGCCAAGCCGAGCCGTATCAGTTCGGCAGATACCGTCGCCGCAACGATTTTTTTGACTTCTTCGTCGCTAACCCCGACCGACAACATGTCCAAAAACTGCTTGTAGGTCATTCCCTCGGGAAGAGTGCCGTTTTTCAGCCCCTCTTCGTAGATGCTTTGACGCCCGTCAATCACGATGGGCAGGTTTTGCACCACCGCGCCGACGACCGTACCGCCCGTCTGTTTAATCGTCATATCAAACCCCTAAATCAGCCGCCAGTTTCAGACGACCTTCAAAAATCACTTTAACTACGCCACGGACGCTGACCTTGACCTCATAATCGGCAACAGACCATTGCAGCGGCTTGGTATCGGACGGTTTCAAATTCACAGACAACCCGTCATCCGTGACCGCCAAATCAAACCGCATCGGCAATCCATACAACGGGCGGATATTCAAAACCGCCGAATCAATACCGGACAGGCTCAAAAGCTTGCCCGACGCGTCCACAGGGCGAAATAAAAGCGGTTCCGAAGTGCCGCGTTTTAGCTCGAAATCAACCTTAGTAATACTCATGGAACACCTAAAAAAAAGCCGTCTGATTTTCAGACGGCGTTTTGTTTACTATGCCAAAACTTCCATTTCCGACCGCGCCAAGTGCGTTGCCAGAAATATAAACAAATTCCAATATCCAAGAACTGCTTGCCCATCGTCGGATACATCCCGGTCAAAACTGCCTTGTAAAACGTCCAAATCGACCCGCCCAAAATAAACAAAAAAGCCCAGCCTTCGTAATCCAGAATGCTGCGCTTTCGTTCATTCAATCTGCAAATCATCATGTACGCGACCAAAGCCGCAGGGACAACCGCCAAAATAAGCTTCATTTCTTCTTCCTCCGTGTCAGACGGACACTTAAAATCCAATCGACAATATCGTCGGCGTGACGCTCAAACGACGGCCACAACACCCGCATCACCTTCAAAACCAACTGCCAGCACAAACCGACCACGACAGGAGCGGCGACATGCGCCAATGGCGTTTTTTGTTCCGCCACTGCCGGCATACCCGCCGCCGCCGTACCAAGTACGATATGCACCAACACAGGCGCGAGCGCACCGCCCAACAAACCGCCGATAACGGTATAAGATACCGCCATCCATCGGCTTTGAGGCGCACTGACCATCGTTACCGCCGCCGAAGCCATCGCCCCAAGGACGACCGCGTCAATCGGCATACCTAAAAAATGACCTGCCGCGACCGTTCCACCCAAGGTGTACATAGCGACAGGCGTGACCAATGGCTCGGACATTTTCCCACCCCTATTAAATTTCTTTTTCAACCAGATTTGCCCCAGCAAACGGGCTTTTTTCGTTTGAAACAGACGCTATCGACGACAAAACCCAATCAATTGGATCAACTCCGCGCGGCGGCGAACCACCAAGCGTCAATTGAACAGAATTGACCGCCCGTTTGCCGGCAGAAAAAGCAGATTGGTTGTACCAACTGCCAATAGTAACGGTATAACTGTTATACGAATAATCAAAAGACAATCCGACCACAGTATGAAATTCCGTCGGAACACCCGTAGAATCATCAACTTTATTCAAATTCAAACCAGAAATCTGCTTACTCATAAAATATCCTTAAAAAATAACCAATCGGTCATCGTTTAACAGTAAAAACATGGTTAAACGGAGATGAAATCCGCTGACCAACTTTCCGCAACATCAACTCTCTATCCCGCCCACGAAATTGAGGAAGCGGGACAAACTCACTCACCCCCTTAAAAACAAGACCGGTCGGCAAGATACTGAACCCCCTGTAATGCTCCTCCCAATGATCAATATTAGGATCGCCATGATCATCACCGGGAATCGGCGAATAAATCGAATAAAACATTATTCCTTTTACAGAAACAAAATATTCCGAAGGATTAAAAGGAATATGAACACCCTCAACCATAGGATACACACCACCCAAAACAGGGAAGCGTGACGGGAAATAAAAATACTCGCCATTTTCATTTCTAAGCTGAATACCATATTTTGGCTTTTGGCTTTCAAATTTTTTGATTTTCGCCGTAATCACACGCGGCTCGGCAGAACAATTCGCCGACACCAATGTCCCACTCTCGAACGATTCGGAATACACGATAATTTCGCCGACCGCGTTTGCGTTTTCAAAACAAACCAAAGGAATTTCAGTTTTCAAATGAGGAATAAAAAAGAAAAAACACGGCTTCCCATTCTGTGCTACCCCCGCATATCGATACATCCTACGATCTAAAACATCCACTCCTTCAACATTTAAGAAACGGATATTTTTAATAGATTGTCCAAATAACTTAACATCATACCCCATTAAATAACCCCAAAAATACGGTACGGCAAAACTTCACCAGAAAAGAAACGATGCATCTTTCCACCTTTTTGATGCCAACCCAGAGACAGAATATTTCCATTCCATTTATAAAAAATATCCCCAAAAATAACCAAGTTATTATAGTCAAACGCCTCATAAGGAATAACAGAAACATCGCCAGAAGCTAAAAATTCAGGATTCTTAACACCACGAATAACCGATGAAAAGTCATAGTCATACCAAATTTCATTATAAGAAATAAACTGATCTAAAACCCTCCTCTCAACCCTAAAGGCAGAAGCAGTATGAATACTGATAACCTTATCTGAAATAATCTCAACTAACGTATTATTTCCAGTCTTAAAATAAACCGACCCGTCAGGGTTATAAATTGCCATTCCATATTCAGACATATTGAATACCCAGTTTATCTAACCAAGAAAACCAATCGCAACAACCAAACTTTGATTATCATCCCAAAGTCCGATAAAGTCGTTCCGAATCTTCAGCCCGACGTTCCCGTTAGACGACGAAATATTGACAACACCATTGCTATCGACTGTAAATCGACCATCACCGATATTGATACTACCCCCCTCAAGTTTTGGCGACCTTATCGACTGACTTGCCGCGATATGTCGACCTTGAATCGTACCGTCGGCAATCAAATCGCCATTCAGACCAAGAGTTGACCGGCCGTTTTTCACCTCAACAACCATCGCAGGCACTATCTGATTGCTGTTTGGATCGACAAACATAACCTTATCGGCCATCATCATGATATGACCTTCGGCGGTCTTGCTGTCCGCACCTACCGCAATACCGGAAATCGCCCGCCGACCATTGCCGAATGCTTGAGTCTGTAACGAATACAGGCTCTTCATATTGCCTTCCAAGTCACTGACGACCTTTTTAACCTCGGTTACGACAGCCGTGTCAATTTTCAGCGTTTTAACTTCCTGCTTGACCTGCTCGGCAATTGCCCGACGGTCTGCCTCGCCCAAACCTTTAGGCTGATTGACCAAATCGAACAAATCACGGGACAGTTCGCTTTGCGTAATCTTGCCCTTCATTTGCGCCAAAATCGGAGCAGGGTCAGGGTCGGCGCGACCGATGGCAACATCAGAAAACTCGCCCGTATTCCCCGCACTGTCAACGATACGCACCCAAAAATAAAGCGTTTCAGTCAATGAGACGCCAAGCAGCGTATAAGTCGTCTGCGGATACGCTATTGTCGCCAGCTTAGATGCCGCCGCCCGGTTATTTTCCCGAGCAAGCCAAATTTCAGACGACACATTCTTCATGACCGTATCGGGTAGATACCAGTCGAGTTGTACCGCGTTCATCTTCGCCGTCGTCCGAACGCCGCTTATCGTGTAATCAACGCTCCAACCCTTCTCAATAGGCTCAGACAGCACCCCGCGCGCATTTCGCCCGCGGATTTCCGCCCGATATTGACCGTTTGGCAGGTTTTCGATCGCAATTTCAGCCGTCTGAGAATCTGGAATGTGACGATACAGCTTATTGTCGCGATAAATCTTGATATCGTAAGACAACACGCTGCCATCGGCGGTCAGATTCTCCCACGAAATAACCAGCTTATCGCCGTCCGAGCGCAACTCTGGCAGCGTCAATTTCGGCGCGATACCGTGAAGCGTCGTGACGTCCGAATCAAAACGGGCGCGGTTATCGACCGACGTGTATTTTTTCGGGTCATGCAAAATGCCCGAAACCTCGAAAGTACCGTCGTCGGCGTTTTCTTTCGTCCCGATAACCCGATACAGGCGCGGTTTGACGCGCCCCATCAATATCCAAGTACCGCCCGCCTCAATATCGGCAGCCTCGGCAAGCTCCAAGCGGTTTTTCTCAGGCTGCGCCATCACTTTCAGCGACTTGATGCCCGCCGCCGTCTCGACAGACAACTGCCTGCCGACCGCATCTTCGACATCGCGGTCAAGCGTGACAGACAGCCCCGAAACAGCGACCAAACGGCCTGACACTTCCGCGCCAGCATAATCATTATCCATAATTTGAACAACGTCATACGGCAAATGGCGCAAACCCTCACGACCGACGGTAAACTTGATTGCCGACTGTTGCCGCAATTCCGTTTCCAACATCCACGCGCCGTATCGTGCCGCCTGACCGCGCGAATCGCAGCCAAACGCCGTAATTTGCTTGATGTTCAAGCCGTAGCGTTTGATTGCCTGTTGGTCCTCGACGTATTCCGTTTTCGTGCGATATCCGTCGTATTTATCGACATACTGCACGATGACCGCCGTTGTAATCGACTTGTACGGCACGCCCGAATAAGCAAAAAGCCCGTCTTTGACATTGCTGTTGTTGTACATGGCAACCGGATCGGAATCAGCGTCCATCACCAAAGAAAAACGGCTGCCATCCCAAACAGGCAGCCCGCGGAACACGCTCGCCAAATCCAGCAGGAACTCGCCCGCCTGACGGCGATTGGTAATGTAGGCATTACAAACAAAACGCGGCTCCTTGCCGCCGAAGCCGTCATCGACCAACTCGTCGCAGTATTTGCCTACCTGATACAGCGTCCATTTATCAATGTCCGTCGATTTCAGACGGCGCGCCAAAGTCGAATAGCGCGGCTGCGTCAACACATCATAAAAGACCCAAGCCGGATTGTTCGTCCAAGCCTTTTTAAACGAGCCGTCCCAAACCGTCCCCGAATACGTCCGAGTTTCAGGGTCATAATTAGACGGCACATTGACCAACATCCCGTCAATCAGATAATTTCGGCGCGGGTTATTGCTGCCGAACTGGTCGGAATCCATCGCCAACGCCGCCAACGCCGTATGCGGATAGCTCAATTTCGCGTCGATAATCTCGACATAGCTGGCGAAATACGTTTTATTGATGACCTTGTCCGTCGTACTGTCAGGAGTAGGGCGCGATACCCGAATATTAAACGGCACGGGCGGCAGGCTATCAAAAACGACATCCTGATAATAAACCCCGCTCGATTTTTCGGTAAACGAAACAAGCTTCGACGCAGCCACCCCATCCTTACCGAGAAGCTCGACCAGTAAAGTCGTTTGCGCCGGATTCGTATCGCCGTTGTTTTCGACGCGGTAATTTCGCTCAACGCCGACCGTTACCCGCAGGCGGCTGACCAACTCGTCAGACACCGCCCGCACCACCTGCGCGCGGTTTTTTACCTCGACCGACACAGGCACGGCACGCTCTGAAGCATCAAAGCCCGGAATATACGTTTGGTCGGGCGTACCGCGCTGGAAAAAGCCGACCACGCCCTTAAAATTAAAAGACCCGTCAGGATTCTGAACGGGCGTATCGTCAAAGTACACAGACTTCCACGGCTTATCGTTGCCATTGGCGAAACCCCTGATTTCGCCCTCACAAATCGCATCGATAATCCGCAAAGACTGCGCCGAATTCAACGTATTCGGAGCTTCATACGGCGTAGAAGCGCCGCCACCTGATTTACCGCCCATTCCAAAATCCTCAATCTACCGTATAAACCGCCTCGTAATTCATCGCGCGGACGGAGTCGTTTTCAAAATCCGTATTGTATTTCTGACCGTTCGGCGCAGTCGCCGCAACGCCAGTGACAAAAGTTTTCTTCATGCCCAACGTCAAATCCACCGCCATCGGGTCAGAATTGCCATTAGGATTTTTAATTTTCGCCGCATCAAAAACCATACGGACGACGCTGTTACCATTTGCCGCCGTACTGTTGCCCTCAATCCGTCGAGATTCGATACCCTGCGACACCACGCGGCTGCCGCAATAAATCCGACCATACGCAAGCGGCATCGACTGCCCCTGCGCCGCCGTATTGCTCAAATTCGAAAACGAACTGTTCCGGCTGCTTTCCACACCCTTGCCCGTTTCAAATTTCGGCGGCTTCGTCAGCATTTGCGCCACGCCGCCCGCAACCATACCGACACCCGCAACAACAAGGCTCGCACCGCCCGACCAACTCGTCAGCGCACCGACAACAATCAGCACCACGCCCAAGACCGTCTGAATGATTCCGCCATTTTTGCCCGCACCCTGAACGCGCGGCACAATATGCAGCACACCCTCGGCAGGCTGACCGAAGCCGCTTTTCAATTCGCCCTCAGACCAATCGCGCCGCCCGAAACGCACCTGATAAAACCCCTGCCGAAGCTTTTGCCGCAACGCAGGAATCTGCACCGTCAGCGCGTGAACAGCCTCAGCAGGGCTGGCAACCTGCAAATCAAAACGGCGGCCGCATTCGCGCAAACCGCCGTACAAACACACCGTAATCATAAATCCACCGAATGCAGCAAATCATTTTCGACCGCCTGCAACATCTCAGGCTCAAAGCCCGGAAACCGCCAAACACTATGCACACGCTCAGACCACCACTGATTAAACGGCTCGCGCCGGCTCAACTGGTTGTAAGCATGATGCAGGATTTGACCGTCGCCCAAATACAGCGCCGCATGGTTCGCATGACCGCCATAGCTCGTCAAAACCACATCCCCGCCGCGCAGGTCGTCTGAAACACGGACAAAACCGCAACGTTCCAAATGCTTTTCCCAAAAATCCTGCGCCGCGTCATCGTCCATATCGCCGCGCTTATGGTCGGGAAACTCCACGCCCATCAACATAAACGCATCACGAATCAACGTCCCGCAATCCGCCTTTCCGTATTCAAACACACGACCGCGCAAATGCGGGCAACAGCGGAACTGCTTCAGACGACCGTCAACTGCCAAAATCCACGGCAAATCCGTCTGAATCTGCATTTGGCGGTCAGCACCCGACAAGAATGGCTCACCGTTTGGATGGGAGTGGACAACCGCGACGATTTCGCCTTTTGATTCTGCCAGTTGCCAAACCTTTGGAGAAATTTCAAAAGTTTCAGCAGGATTTTCCGCAATATTCGGCAACATCCACAAGTCACGACCGCGTTCATATTCATCAACAATCAACGCAGCGAACTCATTAGGCGAATGCATCCACGCCCAAAACTTAATCAGCGTTTGAATCTGCTTAGAAATCTCAATCATGCCCCACCCACCTTATCCGCACTCGGAAACCCGCCGAACGGCAACACCGCTGTCGCTCCGAACCGCGCCCGACAGCCCGTCAACGTCCCGCTGCAAGCATCCTTTTTAATATCATCCGTCGGCATATCCAAACGGTCGGCAACCGCCCGCCCCGCATAACCGCAGCCCTCGCCGCGATACTGCCAAATGCAGGTATTCGCCATCATGATCCGCGACGGGATGACCGAGCCGTCCGACTCAGACGGCGCAGCAAGCTCAAAGACCGCCCGTTCCGCCGTCAGGCTCGTCATCTGCTCAATGACGTACTTCCCGATAATTTCCTGATTCGGGTCGGCGGTCGGATTGCCGTCTTTAAAGTTCGCCGCATCCAAAAACTTCGCATACGTCAGACGGCGGACGACATCCACCCCGACCAATTGGTTATACTGGTCAGCCGCCCCGGTCACAAACCCAAGCAGGTTTGAAACCGTCAGCGTCGGACGGTTGCCAGCACCCTGCGAAGTCGTTTCAAAGCCTTCCGCAGAAATAGGGTAGGGCGTATATTCCTGCCCCTTCCAAACGACCGCCTGATTCAGTTCGTTGACCTGATTGCAGAAACGGAAGACCTCCCCGCCCAAAGCGCGGAAATCCACTTCCCACATCTCAACCAACACATCCTGCTGCGCCGCCGACAACGCCTTGAGCATCGTTCCCGACAACGCCTTCATCCGCGCATTCATGCCATGACCTCCTCAAATTCCGCCGAAAGCTCATACACCTTTCCACCCTTCGGCGTTTCCGTGTATTCCGACACCTTGACCAACAGCCGCTCCCGACCAATAGGCGTCCAGAAAAACGGCTCCACCCCGCCGCAGGAATCAAAAAAGCCCTTGATTTCCTCAATCAAAGGCTTCATTCCCACAATACGGATTTGCCAAGTCTGCATTTTCGGCTTCAGCGTCAATTTCTGCCGCTGCTCATACCCATTGCCGAACTTGACCGAGCGCACATTAAACGAATGTTTCGCCGTACTTTCAGACGTAACCTGCCATTTAAAAACCTTAGCCATAAAACCTCTTAGACCGAATCAACGGCTGCCGTGATAACGACCGCCGACCCGCGCCACATTATTGACATACCAATTTTCAATCATCGCAGGCAGAGCCGCGCCCAATTGCTTCGCCATTTCCACATCCCCGTCAACCGACGAATCAGACGACCCGTCACGGTTAATCGTAATGTTTACCGTCATGCCGCCCGTTCCGCCGCCCAAAGCAGCGACCTGCGGCGCAACGCCGACCACCCCGCCCGAAGCGTAGCGGTTTTTATTAATAGCCTCCAGCAAAGCACGATGACGGCGCGTGGACGCCGCATTGATGACAAACTCGCCATTAGACAACATAGCAGGGATACTGTCGCTCGTCGCCGTACCCGCGCCCCACACCGCGCCGCCGTTTGAAAACTGCTGCACCATGCCGCCGTCTTTGAAGCCGCCGCCGCCCCAAGCACTCAGCGCCGCCTTCATCGCGTTGAACAACGCCATCTTAATCAGCATTTTCGACAAGTCTTGCAGGATAGACACAGCCAACCCGCGAAAATCAGCCTTACCCGTCGCCACAAAATCCGCCAACGAATCCGACATCTTACCGAGCGACCCCGTCACAGCATCAGACATATTCTCGCGCATCGACTTGAACGAATCCGAATAATTCTTCATGCCGTCCGAAATGCCCGCCAGCCAATCGTTACCGAAAGCCTCCTTGGTTTCCTTCGCCAAGCGCAACTGCTCTTGCAGACGACCGTCATTATCCAGCTTCGCCGTTTGCAGCCCGCCGATAACATCCGCGCCCGCGCCCGCCGCATTTGCTTCCGCGATCAGCTTGTCGTATTTGCGCGCCGCAGTCAGTCGTTCAACCTCCTCACGCGTCTTGCCCAGCAGCGACAACTCAAACAACTGGTCGTCGAAATCACGCTGACTCGCCGCCTCAAGTTCCCGCAGCGCATCCGCGTATTTCTTCGCCTCTCTCGTCAACTCAGCCTGATTGTCAGCCTTGACCGCCAAATCCATAGCTGCCTGACGTTCAGACGCCGACCATTTTTCAAAGGTCGGGTCAGACAGCAACCGAAGCTGCTCCGCATAAATCTTATTCACATTAGCAGCGGACAAAGAAAGCTCCGCGTTTACCGCAAGTTGCCGTTTGGAAAAATCCTGTTGCCACTTTTGGTAATCCGTAAGCTCAGGTTTCGTCTGTCTTGCCTCGGCAAACAAACCCGAACGCGCCATCGCCTTAGCCTGACCGTCCACGCCGCCAGCGAAACGAGCCGACGCCGCCTGAGACCGCCAGTTAAAATGCCAATGGTCGGCGGTTGCCTTCGTGCCGTTCTTATTGACCTGACCGCCGACTTCAAATTTCACATTAAAGTCTTTGCCGTCTTTGAAGCCTAAAGATTCAAAATACTGCTTAATTTGGCGGGCAACCTTCGCCTTGTCCTCAGACTTCAGCGACAGATTCGGCGTCATATCAAACGCCAAGCCCTTATTGTGAAAACTGTTTTTCCCAACGTGGTATCTATCGTTTACCGCCCCGAAACGGACAAGGTTATTACCCAAAAGCTGCTGCATCGCGTGCATGGCAGCATAAGTCCCGCCAGCAGCACGACCCGCATTCTCCGCACCCGGCTTAATCCGAAGACCTGCCGACGTAGTCGGAAACAGATTCCTATCAACAGCACTGCGCCCGGATTTGCTTTTCTTCGCACCACGAGCCGCCTCAGCCGCCAATTCCTCTTTGTGCTGCTGACGCAACCGAGCAAGCGTCTTTTCCGCATCGGCAATCTGCTGTTGACTGCCATGCTTTTTAAGCGTATTAAGCTTTTCCTGCCATTGCTGCTCTTCGCGCGCAAATTTTTCAGCCTTGCTCTGAGTCTGCTCCTTCAGACGGTCGAAATCAGCGACATATCTGACCGAATCAGCCTGTTCTTTTCGGATAGCTTCGCGTTGCTTTACCGCCTCATCGCGCATCTTGATTTGTTTTTCCAACAAATCAATTTCGCGCTTCGCCGCATCAACCTGCGGCTGCGTGTATGGATTCTCAGGAATTTGTTGCAAAAACAGCCGTTTTTCAGCCAACCGGCTTTCCAGCGTAGCTTCTCGCCCGATGGACTTCATGTCCTCCCAAGCTTCCGACGCCGCCTTCTTAACCGCATTCCAGCCGCGCTCAATCGCGCCCAGATTCTCCAAAACGCGCTCAGACATCTGCTGAGATTCGTCCGCGAACTTACCCTGCACCAAAGCCACAGCTTCCTGCTGCCTGCCCTGCTCAATCAAAGCCCGCGCCTGCTCATAGACATCCGCATTCAGCGTCTGATAAACGCGCGAAAACTTGACGACGGCCTTCAACGGGTCGTCCGCGATTTCTTCGTAAACCCGCGCCAAATCCTCCACGCTCTTACCAGTCGCCTTAGACTGTAAGACCACAGATTCCGCAAACCGCCCATAGTTTTCAGCCGCGACCGAGCCGCTCTCCACAAAAGCCAATATCGCCGACCGCGCCTCAGACCAGCCACCCGTCGCATTGCCGACCGAATCGGCAATCGACATCAACTTACCCGATGCCGCGCCCGCGCTACCGCCGGCAAAGATGACCGCCGCAGAAAAACGCTTAGATTCCTCCGCGCCGTCGTAATACGCCTTGCCCAAAGCGACCACGCCGCCCGCCAAAGCACCGACCGCCACCGTCGCAGGATTGATACTCGCCGCCAGCCCCTTGAACATATTGCCGAAGCCGCCGAATGAATCACGAAGCTGACCGCCCTGTTGCAGCGCAATCAAAAATGGATTCTGCCCGCCTGCCAACTGCGTAAAAATATCCGTAAACTGCGCCGGAACCATACGCATCGCATTGTTGTACTGACCGACAGAAATATTATTCAGCTTCAGTTGATTCTCTTGACGCTTCAACGCCTGAGTCACTTCACTGATTTTCGCAACATCCGCCCCGCGCGGGCCCGCCGCCCACACCTCCTACAACATCCCAGCCAGGGCCCCACG